GCATTTGTATCTGGAGAAGAGGCACAAACAGTCTATCAATATTTACTGGTTAAGAAGGGGCATGTAGCGAGAGGCTTTTCTGATGGTAAAAGTTTACAGAATGAAAAAAGTGTTGATCTAATTAAATTAAAACAAAACCATGGTTTATTAATAGAAGGTGATTGGCAACAATTAAATATACCAGAGCAGTATAAAGAATACATGCAAACCTTGCTAGAACGTGGTGATGATTTAATGAAGAAACCAAATATAGAACTACTTACATTACATGGATCTAAAGGTAAAGAATGCGAAAACGTTTGTTTGTTTCCAGACTATGGCACAGAAGGACAAGATGAATTTATATATCGTGGTGCATATGAAGATCCTGATCCAGAACATAGGTTATTTTTTGTAGGCACAACTAGAGCAAAAGAAAATTTATATCTGATGCAGCCTACGTCCGATTATTATTACACAATAGGAGAACCAATAGTATGAGCCCAGCAGCAATGGATTTATTATTTTTAACAATCATGACTTCGGCATGGATATGGATAGTATTATGAAAACATATGATAAACAAATAGGTGGAAACCATTACCAAAAATATAAAATACAACCAAGCAAGTTTGTAATTGAGAACGAATTGCTTTACCCAGAAGGGTGTGCTATAAAGTACATCATAAGACATAGAGACAAAGGAAAGAAACAAGACTTAGAAAAAGCAATACACTTTATAGAAATGATAATCGAAAGGGATTACAAATAATGTTTGAAGCACCTACTGAATGGATAAGTCCAGAGTCATTCCCTGATTTAAAAGATTACAAGTATATAGCAATTGATTTAGAGACAAGAGATCCAGATTTAAAATCACGAGGTTCTGGTGCCATAATTGGTAATGGAGAGATTGTAGGCATAGCTGTGGCTGTAGAAGGTTGGTCTGGGTACTATTCTTTTGGACACTCAGAAGGTAATTTTTTTGATAAAGCAGCTGTAATGAGTTGGATAAAAGAAGTATGTGCTCTACCTAATGTAAAATTATTTCATAATGCAATGTATGATGTGTGTTGGTTGAAAGCCTATGGTGTGCCCGTCAATGGACATATTGTTGATACAATGGTTATGGCCTCATTAATAGATGAGAATAGATTTTTTTATTCATTGAATAGTCTATCAATAGATTATCTTGGACAAGTTAAGGATGAGACATCACTACGTGCTGCAGCAGACAAAGCAGGTATAGATGCAAAAGCTGAAATGTGGAAACTACCTGCCATGTATGTTGGAGCCTACGCTGAAAAAGATGCAGAGTTAACACTATCTTTATTTAAAAAATTATCCGTTGAGATTAAAAAACAAGATCTTACAAAAGTATTTGATCTTGAGACACAGTTATTTCCATGTTTGATTGATATGAAATTTAAGGGTGTTCGTGTGGACGTTCAAAAAGCTCATACAATAAAGAAACAGCTAGCATCGCAAGAAGAAAGCTTACTCCTAGAAGTAAAAAAAGAAACAGGGATAGAGCCCCAAATATGGGCAGCACGATCGATTGCCAAAGTTTTTGACAAACTTGGTTTATCTTATGTGAGAACTGAGAAAACAAAAGCACCTTCCTTTACTAAAAATTTTTTACAAGAACATAAAAATCCTGTGGTACAGAAGATAGCAAAAGCTAGAGAGATTAACAAGGCACATACTACATTTATTGATACAATTATTAAACACCAACACAAAGGTAGAATACATGCAGATATAAACCCTATTAGAGGAGATAGTGGTGGCACTGTAACGGGTAGATTTTCTTATTCTAACCCTAATCTCCAACAGATTCCAGCGAGGAACAAGCAGATAGGACCTATGATTAGATCGTTATTTCTTCCAGAAGAAAACCATACTTGGGGTTGTTTTGATTACTCTCAACAAGAACCAAGATTAGTAGTTCACTACGCAGCCACAAAGTTTAAAGGTGATGAAGAAGTTACAGATATTGTAGAGAAGTTTCAAAACAATTCTGTAGATTTCCACCAAGCTGTTGCAAACATGGCAAACATATCTAGAACAGAAGCTAAAACAATTAACCTTGGATTGTTTTATGGTATGGGTAAAGCTAAACTACAAGCAGAGTTAGGTATATCTACAAAAGATGAAGCATCAAAATTATTTAATAAATACCACGATAGTGTACCTTTTGTAAAAGATTTATCTGATGCAATATCTAGAGATGGAGCAGCCTTTGGTTACATAAAAACTTTTGGTGGTAGAAGGTGTAGATTTAACAAATGGGAAATAGCAGAATGGAATGCAGGTAAACTTGTATCACCTATGAGTAAACCAGACGCAGAAGCTGCTTATTTTAAAAAATACCCAGAAGCTAAAAAAGCTAATATTAGAAGAGCTTACACTTACAAAGCTTTAAATAAACTAATACAGGGATCAGCAGCAGATATGACTAAACAAGCTATGTTAGACTTATATAAAGAGGGTATTGTACCACACATACAAATACATGATGAATTAGATATTTCTGTAGAATCTCCAAAGCAAGCTAAAAAAATTATTGATATTATGGAAAATGCAGTTAAACTAAAAATCCCTAATAAAGTTGATTATGAACATGGAAATAGTTGGGGAGAAATAAATGGATAATTATTATGGCTTACCTAAACGCAAACATACCAGCAACCTACGCGCAAATAAGGAGAGAGTATTTATATGACTGTAAAAAACATCACGGAGAAGTTGAGGACTGCATTATCTTTGGGATCACATGCATGGGTGGTAGGGCTATTTTATGGCATGCTATCATGGAAAACGGCGCAATATTTTATCGCTTACCAATTACGGCTTTTATTCAACGTGGTTTTAAACCGGAAGCTGTTCCAACCAAAAGACTTGATGAACTTCAGCTTTGGAATAGTTTTAGCTATTATCCTGCTGTTATTGTATTTGATCTTTTAAGTGCAGCATCAGGTAAATACATAGGTAAAGATAAGAAATGGCATCACGGTAAATACTTATTTACTATTGACTTTGCTCATCCAGAGACTAATATACTTGATACCGATCATTCGGAAATACCGCACGAACATAAGTGCGCTCACATAATTGCGTTGGAAGACGGCAACTATGCGGCTCAGCCAAACAATAGAATAATTTGGGATCTACCTTCGTTTACAGTTAAGGACAATATTCCTGACTGGAAAGTTCAAACAAATGAATGGAATGTAGAGGACTCAGGCAACTGGAAAACAGAAGATACTGATAAGTTCTTCTATGAGATTGAGGAAAAAAAACATGATTGATAAAATAATTGATAAAATTAAATTGATTTATATAAGCTCTAATAAAACAATTTTTACTTACAGATGTTGTGTGATTGCAGCAATAACAATATTATATTTAAAATAATGTCAGAGTGTAAAAAATGTCACCATGATTGTCATTGTGGTGAAGATGATAATTTACATGCAGATGAATATGGACTTTGCACTTGCGAAAGCTGTGAGTGTAGTGGTGTAAAAAATTCCGATAAGACATGGGAAAATGAGGTTGGATACGAATAATGGAGTGCTGCAGGATGGATTACAGATTTACAACTTTGTTGATATTGATGCTAACTATGTTAGCTTTATTTGGTGGACCAACACATTCAGCAGAAACACAAAGCAACGTAAGTGGATCTAACACATCAATTGAAGGTGGTTATACTGGAGGAGCAACAACATATCAGTCTGGATCATCATCTAACACAACAAGTACAACTAGCTCTACATCTAATGTAAAATCAGCGCCACCAACAGCGTCAGCACCATCATACAATTCTATGACACAAGATGTATGTAGTACAGGTGCATCATTGGGGGTACAGACATTTGGTTTAGGTATTAGTGGTGGAAAACATTTTATTGATAAAAATTGTGAAAGATTAAAGTTGGCTAGAATATTAAATGACTTTGGCATGCGTGTAGCAGCCGTGGCCATATTGTGCCAAGATGAGCGCGTATTTGAGTCGATGATTTCTGCAGGCACTGTCTGTCCAATTGACGGTAAGATAGGTAAAGAAGCTATGGCATTGTGGTCTAAATACGGT